CATTATAATAAAGGTTAGATGCTCCATGATACGCTGTTTTAATTAGCGCATCACCATCAACCAATAATGTGTGTTTATATTTTTTCTTATTTTTTAGAGGTCTTCCCACTTCCCATAAATTAAATGGTTAAACAATAGAATTATTAATTATCAGAATAATCAACAGCCGATTCAATAACTCCTTCTTCTTCGATACCAAAATCTACAGATTCTGCAGTGGTTTCAAAAACATTCGCCCAATAATCTTTATATTCGGCTTTGTAGTTATCTATTGACTTTTTCTCATCCTCGATAAATCCATGTGTCGTTGCTAGTAACTTACAATCAGCGTACCCTAAACCATTCATATGATTTTTGTGGATACCAACTTTTGTTCTGATAGCAAAGTTTACCTTTCTACCTTTGTTGGTTGCTGATAGTTTAGATACCCCAGAACTTTTTTGATTCCCAAATAAGAATACTAAAGAACAAGATAAGTAAATAGATTGTCCTCCTTTTGGTTGTATTCTAGGTTGTGAGAAGGGATTATCTGGTAACTCAACCCAAGGTTGGTTAACAAATATCATCGTATTGGTGTAAGGGCTACTTTCTTTTCTAGAAGATGTAATCCTTTGTGCCATACCCATACCCCATTTTTCTGAAATAATCCTAGCAGTGTGTTGGTTTCCTCCTTTTCCGTTGAAGGACATTTCACAAGGAATTGTCCCAATAGAATCCCAAAGGAAAACTATATCGTGTGGAATCTCACCATTCTTCTGCGCATTTAATACTTCAGTTACATATTCGAATGCTTGTTCTATATAATCAAAACCTAATTTGTATAATAAGAACCCATCCCAATAAGCTTCTACCTCACCTGTATCTTCATTTACTTCTTCAACATACTCTGCTTGTAACCCCATTGTCTTAGCATGTTCGAAACTCCATTTCTGTTCTGTAATAATAAAAACAGGTAATATACCTTTTTTCTGAGCATCTACCGCCGCCTGTATCATAGCAGTGGTTTTACCCGTATCTGAATGTCCTAAAAACATATTGATTTGTCCCATAGCAGGACCTGGTATACCAGTCGCCTTCTGGAAGGCTTCTCCCAGATCAAAGTATTTTTGTTCTTTATACTTATCACTGGAAGAGAACTTTTTCCTTATAGACGAAAAATCAGTAGTTTTTTTCTTTAATGGTTTCTTTGCCATATCTCTTTAATTTTTTTATTAGAAAGGTAATTCATCATCATCCTCAGAATCCAATGCTACTGCTTCCACTTCTAATTTGTTTTCATCTTCTTCAGTTAAACCTTCCATCATATTGATTTCTTCCTCTAATGATGCAGTTTCTTTTTCTTCTTTGTCTTCTTCAGCAACAAACTTCTTTAATTCAGAATCCCAAACTGGTGTCTTTTGTTCTGCAACGATATTAACAAACTCAACAGGTTTAACAGAATATACATCTCTCCATGTCTCTTCATTTGACATCCAATCTTTTGCCTCTGTAGACTTAGGGTCAGTCAATACTGAAGGATCTTCAGACATAATACTTGTTACAACACTCCAACCTTTGTCGTTTCTATTTGTTGTAATAGTAATATCTCTCCCTTCTCTAGGATCCATAATATTACCTCTCTTCTTTAGAATAGGAATTAATTTATCCATCACACCATCGCCAGTGTATTTGTGCTTAAATCTCCAGAATTTAACTCCATGATCTTCGTTATCTCTGTCAATTCCCTTAACAACATAATACTTTCTTGCAGTATATGATGAAGCCATTGCTTTCGCTTTTTTACTACCATCTTCATATAAAGCTTCTCTTGCTTCACAGATTTTACAAGGTTCACCATCATTCAATTTTGTGCAGTGAATTTTTTCATACTTACCATTAACATTCATTTCATGATAATAAGTCTCAACAAAAGGAGACTTTGTAGGGTCTGTAGATGGTAAAATCCTAAAAGTCTTTTCTGCAGTTTTTTGACCTTGCCTTAACTTTTCAGTAAAATACTTTTTTAATCTTTCTTCATTAGAAACTTTAGGTTTACTACCACCACCCTTTTCGCTATTCTTCTCATACTGAGATAGAATTGCGTCTAACGGATTAATTTCATTTTTCGCCATTTAACTCTTTTTTTTTAGTTTATAAAATAATTTAATTACTTAATAATAATCACGTTTTTAGTAAAAGTCAAACAAACATAAAACAAAAAACGGACAATGATATATTATAATCAATGCCCGTTTAGGTGTCAATATTATGTATTATTTATCTTTCTGTTTTCGGATTAAAACTTCCTTTTATATCTGATTCATTATATTCATCATCGATATCTTGTTGTGTTAAAGTATATTCTTTTTCTTCTTCTTCACCAGTTGCATCATAACCTTCTCTGTCTGCCCAAAAGTCAGTTAATTTTACACTATATGGAAATGAATCCATAGATCTCATACTTAACTTTTCAGTTGGGTTTGGGTTTCTTTCAATAACCTCTTTTTCCAACTCATCCATTTTGTTGATGATTGCATCCATACCCGTAAGTTTTTGTTCCAATTCTGAAAACTTACCTAATAAGTCATCAATTTTAGATGATGCTTGTGAAGCCTCTTGTTTTGCTTCTTCAGTTTTGTCAACAATATCAGTTACATCAACTTCAACCTCTCCTTCATCACTCATTGGTTCTTCTTCCATAGCTGGCTCATCAGCAAATTCATCTTCCACTGGTAATTCACCACCAAACGGATCTTCACCTAAATCCATATCATCACCACCTTCTTCTGTTGGTTCTTCTACAGGTTCTTCTACAGGTTCTTCTGTTGGTTCAACAACATCAGTCACTTCTTCTTCCTGTTCAGTAACATCTAATAACAAATCTTCAGTGTTACCTTCTGGATTATCACCTTCTTTCTCCATCTCATCGACAAAGAAAGAGTATTCTAAGATTGTATTAAATCTTTTTACTTCCTCGTTTAAAATTTTTTTATCTCCCATTAGATTAATAGTTCTCTTCCATCATTGGTCTTATAAACCTTATTTACTCTCTCAACAATCTCTTTACCATCATTGATTACACACTCGTCACCAACACATTCTTTTTTTGGTTTTTCATTACCCAAAAACTCATCAATATTGTTTTCTAATTCTTTGTTGTTTTTCTTATCTTCTCTATTCATAACATTTGTTTTTATTAGTGTTATACTTATAAATATGTTATTCTTCGGAAAAATCTCTCTTTATTTCATTAATAACCAAACCTTCTGATGAGGTTAAAACAAGTTTATTCTGATATTTCTCCCAATCTAATTCGTAATTTTTATGTTCAATATTACCACTCTCCAAACCATTATCAACCTCAATTAATTTATTAAGTGCGTTAATTGTGTATAAACACTCACCCTTTTTATGGATTATAATAGTTCTAGGGAAAATAGATTTTAAATCAATTTTCTTACCATCTTTTAAAAATACTTTATAAGTAACTATTTTAGTGATTGGGTCATCTATATTATCATAGATGAATATTCTTTCTCTGTCTAACTTAAATCTCTTTTGTAAATAAGCTAAAAACGTCTCTAATCTTTCTGGAAAAACAAAAGACGCTAGTATAATACTTCTATTCATTTTTATTTTCTAACTCGTATATATAAGGTATTAATCTAACCTTACCATTTATTTTATTTATGATACTCTTATATATATTAAATATCTTTTCATCTATGAAAAGACAATTAGAAATTTTACTCAGTTTATCTAATACTTTATTGTAATCAATACCTATATAACTCAACATTTCCGTATCTACCCCAAATACTATATTATCACCATAAATGTATATCATTCTGTTGAGGTGATTGTATACCTTTGGGTTTTTAAGTGAATAGATTTTTCTTATAATTTTTTTGATTTTCTTTTTTGAGTCATGTATAACATCTACATAAATATAGTTGATATCTTTTCCTATGTTGGAATAACAATTAGACATATATGATTCTATGTCTTTGTCGTAATCAACCTTTCTTTCTTTGGTTGAAAATGTCCATTGGGTTTTATCATCAATCTTCTTATGTAGAATAGAAACTTTGTCTCCGTAGATTTCTTTAGTCTTTTCCCACCCCACAATAAGTGTAGGTAAACTATCATCTATAGTTTCTAATTTTCTACAAATCTTAAAATTGTCGTCTTCGATTTTAGAAGAAGTTATAATATTCCCAATATACATGTCACAAATATAGTATAAATTTGTTACAAAAGAAAGTTACTGTGCAGTGCTCTCAGTTCCACCAATGTAGTCGGTTTTTAAATTAAAAGTTTCAACTATTTTTTCTAAAATTTTTGTTCTCTTATTAATGGTTTCATCCCCTTGACCAGGATTTACTTTTTTACTAACTAATTGGGCTTCAGCAACCGTACCTTTATTTAATGCACCAATACCACTATTTTTCCACCATATTAAAGAGGCAACAACCGATCTCTCAATACCCTTTTCTTCACCCTTGTTAAATAATTTATCTATTTCTAAATAACCATCTTTAGTATTATATTGTGTTGTAATATTACTAAATAAATCTCCAGCATTTCCTGTTAATCCATCAGATGTAGTATCATTTTGTAGATTCTTATATTTAGACCTACCAGTAACTTGTATAAACCCTCTTCCTTTGAATCTTAGCCCATCTCCTTTTTCGGTATTACCTAATTTACTATTATTTTCATAATTAAGTTGCGCACCATCACCATTTGTCGCAACACCATCACTATTAGGTTTTGGTTTATTCCATATTTCAACACTATAATTAAATTTACCAGATTCAAAAGCACATTGTG